CGTTTAGAATAACAGAGAGAGGGAATTATGATTGAACAGAAACGGGTAGACATTAATGGTGTGGAATACACATTAAATACTATCGTAGCAACAAAAGCGTTAGCATTACAGCCAAGCATTATGAAGTTGATTGGCCGTAGCCTTGTAGCTTTCTTTGATGGACAAGATGGCACAGCAAAGACAGCAGAAGCTCAAGCTAAGTTGGAAGGTGAAATCTTAAAGAAGATTATGAATACTTTCTTAGAGGACGTTGACAAAGTAGACATCGTAAAACTAGCTAAAGACTTGATTGGCATGGGCGCAACTAAAGGCACTATGAGTATCAACTTTGACACAGAGTTCACAGGCAACTTAGGTACACTGTACAAGCTGTTGTTTGAGATTATCAAGCTAAACTACTTATCGGTTTTTACGTCAGACGGTTTCGGTACAGTGGCGTAGAGAATACAGATGGTGAGAATACTTCCTCTCTTTCTCCACGATTAAAGAAACAGATAGATGAGGACTTCTCACAACCAAGCGAAGTGTTTAGGATACTGACAAGTGAAACTAAGTTAGCAACACTGTTAGAACTAGACACCGTGTACGGGTTAGATGATGTGTACAGGATGATGGAGTTATTGGATTTGCAGGACGCTTTAAGAGCTGATGCTGAACAAAGAGCAAAGAATAATAGGCAATAGCCTTTCATAATTTAAGGAGAGGCTAATGTCAGCTATTGCATCATTTTATGCAGAAATGGGCTTTCATGTTAATTCTACGGGGCTAGTTAAGTTCCGCGAGGAAATGACGCTTGTAAAAAAAGAGATGGCTCTGACTTTAGCTATCATCTCTAAAACAGCTACATCCCTAAAAACAATGCTCAAATCTTTTGAGAATATGCAAGGGAAATTTGATGCTAAGTCGATGAGTTCTTGGCGCAAGTCAATCGCAGCCGCAGCTAGGGCTTATGTGAAAGTAATGAACGCCTCTAACGGTGTCCTCCATCAAGTGGCTCAAGAAGCTTCTAAATCACAAATCAAATTATCAAACTTTGAGAAACGACTCAATTCAAACATTGTAGCACTTAACAGTTACGCCACAGCCCTTATGCCAGTAGTCCTCTTATTAGAGCGTTTAAGAGGTGCTGCTGGTTCTCCCCTGCCGCGAGTAGGTGGAGGCTTTAGAGGTGGTGCTAATGGCGGTTCTGGCGCAGGTGGTGGCGCACCTCATCCTCCAAGTGGCGCAGGTGCAGGTGGACTAGGCGGTATGCTTGCTGGTGCAGGTATTATGTCCTTCCTTAAACCTATGCTTCCAATGGGTATGGGTATTGGTGGTATGCTTGGCGGTGGCTATGCTTTCCGTGAGCTTATCACAGCAGGTCGTGAAGTGATGGCAATGGAATTGAAGATGAAAGCTGTTAGCGGCTCATCTCAAGAATTTGCTAGAAACATGAAGTTTGTTCGTGATATGTCACAAGAGATGGGGTTAGACCTTATCACTACAGGTAATGCTTTCGCTAACATTGTTGTTACAGCTAAAGAGAAAATGTCTCCCGAAGCAATGCAAGAGATGTTCAAAGGCTTTAACAAATACTACACTGCTGTTCACATGACAACAGATGACCAACGATTAGCTAACTTAGCTATTCAACAGATGTTCGGTAAAGACAAGATTCAAGCACAGGAAGCTCGGTTACAGATGGGTCAACGTGTAACACCGTTTATCAAGTTGTTAACAGAAGTGGCTAAAGAACAAATGGGTAGTAAGTTTACATCCTTTGACGATGTAATGAAAAGAGGGTTGTTAGACCCGTCTAAAATGCTACCCGAAGTTGCTAAGAAACTAACAGAGATTGCTAACACTGGCGGGGCTTACGAAGAGGCTTTGAAGAACAGCCAAGTGGCTCAAATCAGGTTTAACAACAGCCTGAAAGAGTTTAGTGTTATTGTAATGAAAGGTGGCTTAGACCATCTATTAGCTGTAATGTTTACTATTGGTAGTGAAGCTGTGCCTATGGCAGCTAAAGCTATTAAGGGGTTGATGCACAGTATTAAAAACCTGTACCTATTCCTCACAGAAGCAGTATTAACCTTTAACACGTTGTTTGCTACCACTATTGCCGCAGCAGTTATTGGTATGACTTTCTTGTTCACCTCTACTTGGGTGGCTTTCGGTAATGCTGCCTTATATGCTCATGCAGCTTGGACAAGGTTAAGTGTTCTGATGTTGCGTGTTGCAGCAATTATTCGCCCCATAGCCTTAATGCTTACAGCTTTAGAGTCTGTCTCTATCTTGGTGGATAGTTTAAGCGGAGAGGACATATCTAATAGTTGGATTATTAGTTTAATTGCTTGGGTAGATTTATTGTTTGCTAAAATGGAAAACGGTATAGCCTCTATCAATTTGCAATTTGCAGAGTGGGCAAGTAAGTATGATTTTCTACCAAGCTTTCAAGAACACGGTAGGTATGATGAGAACGGCGACAGAACACCTGCTAACACAGCAACAGAGCTTAGAAAGCTAGTTCCAAACCCAGAGGCACTTAAAGATAAGTTTAAAAGTAGTGTAGACAACAAAGCAAGCTACTTAAACTACAACAAAGAGACACCTAACATCGCGGTACACATTACGCTTCCACAACTTAGTCCAGCAGAGGCTAATATGCTTGGTAGCGGGGATGTCAAGGGCTTCTCAATCTCTTTAGGCAACTCGGTTTACAAAGCTCTAAGTGATTACACAGCCTATACAAGCTGATTTATAAAAGGAAGTGACATGATTATTGTAATAAAGGAACAAGCAAGCTCAGACATTATTACACTTAGTTGTGTCACATCTTTTGATGAATCTTACACGGGAAGTGTATCTTCCCACCCTATTGAAAGTGGTAGTACAATCACTGACCACGTTACATCTGACAACGATAAGTTCAAAGTTAGTGGTGTTGTTAGTGATTACGACTTCCTCAATCCAAGTAAGGATTTAGCTTTAGAAGATGTGTCTTTAAGCAAGGAAGGATTTCCTGATGCAAGCAGGAGTGAATTAACAGCTTCTTTTGCGAACGGGTTGTTAAACACTTATGGTTATTTTATCCCTGACAAGTACCGCGCAGAATACATCAAAAGACGTTTGATTGATATTCGTAAAAACTCCTTGTTAGTTACAATCTTAGAATATCCTGATAGTGGTGAGATAGTACAGCACACTAATTGTATCCTTACATCTCTCTCTTTTAAAGAAGATGAAAATACAGGGTATGCTGTTTATCCTGAAATGGCTTTTGAGCATATCAATGTTGTACAAGTAAAAGTAGAAGAAGTTAATACAAGCAAGATTCCTAAGTTACAAGGGGACAAGGTTGCTGATATGGCGGCTGGAAAAGCTGATACTGGTGCAGGGGACTCCTGTTTGGGAAAGACATTTAGAAAGCCTTACACTTACGAGGGTAGAGATGGAACTCTAACGATTGTAGCAGGTAAAGCAACATTTGATGCTACCTATACGACAGCCTCTGGGGTTGTCACTGAAAATAGGCCAATCCCTTATCCGACTGAACTCCCTGCTTGGAAAGAACAATGCAAACTGCTTGGTAGCGAGCCAACACTGGTTGTCAAAAGCGACCTAGACAAAACTTTGGCAAAAACAGAAGCAACAAGGGATTTGGCAAATGCTAAGAAGCTGCTGACACGACAGCTTAATAATAACTTACCAACAGCTACAGGAAAAGCAGCAGTAGCTAAGGCTGAAAAATACCTAGAATCTTTATATGTAGAGGAGACGAAGTAATGTCAGATACTACAACCACGATTTTTAGAAACATAGAGATATACAACAAGGCATATTTCAGTGTGAATCTCACACTAGATAACCAATCTGTAAGTATGTCTTTTGTTTGGAACGATAAGACAAAAAGATACCACGCCACGTTAATAAAGACAAATGGTACTGTTGTGTTTGAAGGGTTGGCTGTTAACACATTAACTGACTTCCCCTTAAACCACTCGATGTTTAATAATTCTTTGTATGGTAGGTTTGTTTTGTACCCGCTGGATGATGGGCTTGTTGAAACAGAAGATACAATGAAGAACTGGCGAGATTATTACTTTCTTGTCTATAAGATTACTTTCTGATAAGAGGTGAGAATGTATCAATTTCAAAGAGATTATGTTCTCACTTTATATGACCGCGATAATGGTAAGCTATTCACAATAACAGAATTACGTTTATCTTTTGACATTCAACAAAATGTTGACCATGCAAATAAAAACAATTCAGCAGAAGTAAAGGTTTATAACCTAGCCCAAACAACATTAGATAAATTCAGTGATAAACAAATGGCCTTGAGTGCTACACTGGCTGTTGGTTATGTTGGCAGCATACAACAACTTCTAAAAGGTGATGTTGTACAGATTATGACTAAGAAAGTTGGGGTTGATACAGAGACTACGTTTAAGATTGCTGACGGCTTTAAGATACTCAACGGAACAAAGGTTCATAAGACTTACCCCGAAGGCGTAACAATTGGTTTTGTTATTCAAAACATTGCAGAAAATAATAACCTAGAAGTAGATGTAATTGCTAGTGGCAATACAGATAGAACACTCACTTTCGGCTACCCTGCAACTGGAACACTAAAACAAATCCTTGATGACTTGTGCAAACCAAATGATTTAGAATGGTCAATCTTAGAAGGTAAACTTACCGTTAAAGATAAGAGAAGTGTTTCCCCCAACAAGACAACTGAAACAGCTATCGTGTTATCACAAGAAAGTGGCTTGCTTGATATACCATACACACATACAGAAGAAGTTACACAAGCTATTGAGCAGCCGTTAGAAGATAATGAAACAGACATCACAGAAGAATTAAAACCAACAAAAAGCGGTAAGCCTCGTAAACAAACTAAACGTAAAATTCAACGCTCAAACATTGAATTGAAAGCACTACTAAACCCGTCTGTTAAACCTAATAGTCTAATACGTCTTGATAGCACTAAAACAAAACTTAGTGGTTATTACCGTGTAAGAACTATTAAGTATAGTGGTGATACAAGAGGCGGTGAGTGGTTTATGCAAATATGGGGCGATAACGTCAAGGATTTAGTATAATGGAAAACAGTTTAGAAACAATCCTTAATGCACAGATTGATTTCAGGTTATCAGATATTTATGTGACTATGGTAGCAGAGGTTACTAATGTCAGCAAACTAAATGAGTGCCGCATTGACGTACAACCTGTAGTAAACAAGAAGTACATTGACGGCGAAATAATGGCATATCCTGAAATCCTTTCCGTCCCTGTTCAGTTCCCTAGCTCATCAACCTCAGCTTTAACATTCCCAATCAATCAAGGAGATAATGTTCTCCTTGTGTTCAGTCAGAAAGGGTTGGATGTGTTTAAGAGTGGGGCTACCTCAGCACATGACCCGATTGATATGCGAAGCTTTGATAAAAGAGAT